ATTGACATTGGATCATTTGAGCTGTAGTCAGCATTTTGATAATCTGTTTGGCTTAAGAAGCAACCATCTAGTTCCCAAGTTTCAAGAGCGAGTGGAGCAGTAGCGCCACCACCATTACCACCATCAAGCACTTCAAATATAGTTTGGAATTTGTAGTCAATGCCTGAAGCTGCTGAACTTTGTTCGTAGAAGTCAAATTGTTTTTGGATCTGTTCGCCGATACGTTTAGTAACTTGACCGCTTGCATCGTCACGTAGTGTGCAGGTAACTTCTTGCCATTCTGGTTTGCCAGCATAGTAAATACGGCTGTTGTAGATAGGTATTTCCATTGATTGCTGTGTCAGACTTGGACGTTTGAAATCCATGACTTGTTTAGTTAACTCTGTGGTAGGTTGTGTGATACCAAAATTAATAAAAGTTACGCGAAAGCGGAACTTTAATTTCGGCATTAACAAACCTTGTGTGCTAGCACTTTGATTTGTTGTTAACGGTACCGTAAAGTTAGTCAATGATGCGGTTGGCATATCTGTATTCCTTTTATATATTTACCTTTTTATCGTCTCAGTTTGATGGGGCTGTTAGCCCCATTAACTGATCATATTATTATCCTGTTATAGTTAAAGGTGAGCCAGTATTTTCTAAACGCACTGGAATGTAAATAAACTCAATCGCTTTAACTGGTTGAATTGCAATGTCAACCCATAACTCATAATTGTCAATACGTGTTGGTGTGTTGTTGGTTGTATCGCAAACTACCAAGTAGTCATAGATACCACGTTCAGCTACCAATTGATTGAATATTCCGTTGAATATTGCCACAACTTGTGATCTAGTGATAGCATCATTTGGTTCAAAGATGAACTGTGCTGCCGCTTTAGCCAATACTGTTCTTAAGTATACAACTAATCTTGCAACGTTGATTCTATCTAGTGCTGAAGTGCCTGATGCACGTGTTTTTTGACCATATGCAACAATACCAACACCTGGTAATTTAGTGATCGGGTTAACGTTGTTTTCATACAATACATCACGTAGGCCTTGTGTTACACCAATACTAACGAACTCGTTGTTGTTTGCTGTATCAATGTAGCCAATAGCTGATACATTGTCAAGCACACCACGACGCACACCAGCTGGAGCGAACCATGGATAAGATAGGTTGTCACTGCGGATAATCGTGCGTAGCATTGCATGGCTCGGTGGAACAACCACTGTGCTACCATCTAAGTTAGTAGTTACACCACTTGGGTAGTAAACACCTAGGTAGTCACTGTAACTGACTAAACCCAATTCACCGTTATCAACTGCATTGTATGTGTTCATCATCCAGTTGTTTAATGTAGTTGAGTTGCTTGGCAAGTCTAATGGGGTATCACCAATGATGAATGCTGTGTCTTGACGATCATCATTTAGTGTGATCATGTCTTGCATTAGCTCTGGGTAACCTGGGCAGCAAATTAAGTTGAAATTGTTTTGATCTTCACGTAATTGTGTGCTTGAAGCAATAGATGCTTTCAATGCTGTAACCACCACTGAACGTTGTGCTTTGTGACCAAAGAATGGAACGTTAGTTGTAGGATCACTACCACTGTGTGTAATCCAAGTAGCAGCCACATTACCTGTAACTGTTGCTAGTTGTGTTTTACTAAATGCTTGGCTTTCAAACTGTTTAACATTGAAACCACTGCGACGTGTGTTGAATAACAACGAACCACGTGGATGTAATGCATAGCTTGGTGCATCTGGATCTAAATAATTGCTGGTCAACAGTGTTGTGATGCTTGGTAAGCTGTCAGTAATTGGATTTACATTACCATTGTAGCTCCAACGTGCATCAGCAAACAAGATACCATTTGAACTAACTTGATCAGTATTGTTGATCAATACCCATGTGCTGCCGTTGTAACGAGATAGTTTTGGATATACTTCTAAATTACTTGTGTCTAACCATAGGTCACCAGCAACTAATTGTGCACCAGTGCTTTGTGTGACTGGAGTGCCGGCTGCTAGGATAACACCATTTGGATCTGTTAACGCTAGATTGTAACCACGAGCATCATTAGTCACGTTTTGGTAACCACTCCAACCGCTACCAGTGTTGATCATGATGTCAACATCTAGTGGATTGTTGTAATACCATAGTGTGCCGTCTGTTGGGTTGCTGTATGGTGCTGTCAATGAGTATGTGTAGTTTAGCGGAGTAAATGGACTTGCTAGATATGTAACTCCTGCTGTAATTGTCTGCACATAACCGCTTGATAAAATACCTGCTGTAGACAATGGTGTACCAGCAACTTGTGTAAACAAGATAGTACCACCAGCTGTGTGTGTAATATATAGTGCGCCGCTTGTATTAATACCTGCAGCAATATTAGGTAAACCTGCACTTAAAATACTACCAGCTAGGCTAGCTGCGGTATTACCGCTTAATGTAACTGTTGCTGTTACCGTAGTTGCTGATGCTGGAACTGACACTGTCATATAGAAACTGTTACCTGCTGTGTAAGTAGCTGAACCACCTGCAGCAGTACCAGTAACTGTTAATGAACCTGCAACATTTTTAATGAAAGGTTTAAATTTACCTGTTGATAATGCGGTTTGACCATAAGCAACATCTGTGTTGTATTGGATATACAGTGTTCCTACTGGTAGATCAGCACCGCCTGCAACTGGGCTAAGTCCTTGTATCGCAGTAGTATCACTGCTGTATAAAGGAGCTGCCAACAATTGGAATGCACCTAGTGTAGAACTGTATTCTTGGATGTACCAGTTAGCACCGCCGCCTGTTGATGTAGTTTCAAACCATACTGAACCAATTGGTCTCGGAACAACATCTGTCGTTCTCCATGCTGGAGGATTAGTATAACCACTAAATGCTACTGTTGGACCATTGTATGTGTAAGTGTTACCGCTGTTAGTAACATTAGCGCCTGCTTGATATAAACCTAATGCACCTGCAGCATCAACTGTAGCATTGCCTAATGTAATACCGTTGGTGATTTTCAATAAACCGTCTGCTTGTAGGGTATTACCTGAACTAGCAGCAGTATTATTTGCAAAAATTGTAAGTTGGCCTAAAGTAGTTACGTTAGCAGTAATACCTTGGATAGCTGCTCCGTTAATCGCTGTAGCCGCCGAAGTAACTGTAGTGCCACTAACTGTGATTGTTGTGCCGTTGATAATTAGTTTGGATCCATTGGTTACTATTGGACTTGCGATATTACCGGTGATTGCCGGAACAACGCTTTGCCAGTTTTGGCTACCAACTAATACCCATTGATTGTTATAACCTTTATAGTAAATTGGATTACTAGAAGTAGTAGTTACCACTGCATATTGGCCGATACTGCCAACTGATGTTGATGGAGTAGTATTGCCTGTTAAGTATGATGAACTGGTAATGATTATTGGTAGTTTTTGAACGAAACCGTAGTTAGCACCATCCCATTCATAGATACCAAAATTAGTATCTGCTAGATCAAACCAATATGTTCCATTTGGAGGACTTCCAGTTGGGCGAACGCTAGTGCCAGTTAATGCCATTAAGTCAACGTTAGCACGTTGGACATACATCTGATTGCTTAGGCCTAATGCACTATAGGCTGCTAGTAAACCGTATTCGTTTGTTTCTGCACCGTTGATTGGATTACCATTGGCATCTTTTTCAAACATTGGTGTACCAAACAGATTAACTAAATCGCGTTGGCTAGTAACCGTAATAAGTTGATCAGCATTAGGAATAGTAGTTCCTGTAGCAACAGTGTTGCTAGGTGTCATCTTATCCTGTGCTGTAGCAAGCAAGACGTAAGCTACTGAACCTGCTTGGGTTGGTGCGTATTGACTTTGGTCGATGACCGTTACCTGCACTCCTGGTGAAACTAATGATGTTGCCATAGTAATATATCCTCTAAATAGATTGCTTTCATATATTTATAAGTATCTGGCGGATTTTGGTGAGTTAGACCGCCCTTTTAAAGGATCGCATAAATAGGTGTATGCAATGGCGATTATTATGCACAGTTTGCGGTAAAAAACCCTGTGCGGTCAACTATAAACGTGGAGATAAAACCTACTATAGGACTCGCTGTGACACCTGCATACGCAAGAAAAAACAGCTACCTGCGCAAAAACCTCGCTGGATGTTAGAGGGCTACAAGAAAAAGTTACAGTGCGAAAAATGCGGATTCAAAGCCAAGTATCAGTCTCAGCTGTTTGTCTATCATGTAGACGGTGATTTGACCAATACCAAACAGCACAATTTAAAAACTATTTGTGCTAATTGCCAGATTGAGATCGCTCGAGATGGGCTAGGGTGGCGTCAGGGTGACCTAGTGCCTGATTTTTAAGCAACTGCTCCAATTGACTGTATAGTTCGTCCATACTGCCATTATTATCTAACACAGCATCAAAACTACTGCCTACCCAAGCAGTTTCACTAGCATGTATATTGTATTCAGCTAGTTTGATTTTAGCAGAGTCTGATCCTGTATTGGCCTGTACCGCAACACCATACCACTCAGGTTCAGCACCGCGATGCACACGGATGACTTGCCCACCCAAGCGTTTAATAATGCTGATTTCGTTAACGAACCGACAGTCTGTGATGACGATATCATCGGTGCTGTTGCGTAGGCGATTTTCTAAGCTGGCTACCCACATCTGATCATGGAATGCTTTACGCACTACTTCTGTGCCAAAGTATTGTAGGACCCATCGCGGAGTAAGATTAGGCATGTTCAAACGTTCTGCCCACCAAGGATCTACCTGTTCTCGCCATTCACGGGCTTGCTTGGTACGCCCTTCTAATAGTGTGCGGTCCCAATCAAATACTGCGGCCACAGCATCTTTAAGGCTGTTGGCGAAACTTTCACGGCGGAATCCATGAATATTAACTAGATAGTCAGCAACTGTATCTTTGCCTGACCCAATAAACCCACAAATTGCGATAATTTTAGCCATTAAAAAACTCCCTATACAAATTATATTATACGGGAGTTTTTATTAAAAGTCTAGAATTTTTAACCAGTTACCCAAGTCAAAGGCATACTACCATCTACATAACGTTTGATCTCATCATCTAAGCGTTCGAGCAGTTCCTTACCTTCTTGTTTGAGTGCAGTACCATTTAAAGCTGTACCACCTTGTGGACCTGCGATGCTGTTGAATTTTTCACGTGCCTGGCCGATTGACATGGAAACTAGTGCTAGTGCGTAGTCCTGTATCCATGGGAATGTCATATTATCGTTTAACAACATGATGTCTGGTTTATAGTTGTCAATCCAAAGTAGGATTGATTCATAGTGTCCGTTACCATCTTCATTCTTGCCAGTGTAACCAGCATAACCAAATGGCATTTTACGCACGATAGTCAGTTTCTTAGTAACTTTGTTCCATGTAAAGTTCATGTAGCCACCAAACATGGTCATTGCTAGTTTTTGATAGTCTACAAATAGTTCGTAGTTAGTTAACCCGCCAACACGTCCTGCTACTAACATATAAGTGTTTAGGTAACCTGAGCTGAATGGTTCAAACTGGCTGGCTGTTGTTCCTGACACTGAACCAATACCACGGCGGAATATCTGTCTGACGTTCATGATACTGTTAGGTAAGATGTATTCTTGTGTCTCTGGAGCAAGATTTAGGAACGCATAGCTTTCTTCTACACTGTTGCTACTGCGTTGTCTATAACGGATCAATGCTTGATTGATGCCCATCTCATAGTGTTCTTTGTCAGCTTCTACGTCTACGATCTGATCGCCTAGACGTAAGCGGATATAGTCAATGATTTCAGCACGCTTGCTGGCTACTGTATCTAGCTGTGCCTGTAGGTTAGCATCAAAGGCAATGTGTCCCGCACCTGTGCCTGTGTTAGCATTATACAAGTTGTCTGTATATATGCTAAGGTTAGGTGTTAGATTATTAGACGTTGAGCTGATATTACCAGGTAAATCTGGTACTGCTTCGTATTGTGCGCCAATCTGTGTCATTTAGTTATCCTGTTGCTGTTCATGTATTTATGCTCAACAACGGGATAACAAATGAACTCACGCTACCTTGAGGAGGATGGTTTCTGCGTTGATACGTCCGTTTAGTTTGATATCAGTAGACTTGATATTTTCAATAAACTTACGTAGATCAACTTTGCTGCTTGCTAGAAATTGTTTGAGTTGCTCTTCTGGTTTTCTAAGTGTTTTTTGTATGCTCTTGTTAGCATCATAGCCTGTGATAGTAGTGCCTTTGATACCCAATACACCGCCCATGGCCTCTGCTACATACTTACCAATCTTGCGATTTTTGACATTGTAAACCCATAGCACTTCAGCACCAACGATATCTACTGGATTGATCGAAACAATCTTCAGTGCTGTGTCTTGTTTGAGATATTTTAAGTTCTTGACTAGTTTTTCTTTTTGTGGTGGTTTGCGAACTGCGGCTTTCTTAGTAGCTTTCTTAGTCTGATTGTAAGCGGCCAAGTCTTGGAATAGTTTTTCATAGAATGATTCACAGCGTTTGTAGTCTGCGGCTTTATAATGGCTGTAGCCTTCTTTTAATTGCTCGTCTAGTCCAGCACGTGCTTCTTTAAGTTCAGCATAGCGTGGTTCAAATACTGCTGATATCTTACTGATCAATGCCTGTGGCACAGTATTTTTAACTAGATATTCATAGGCTTTAGGATCCACTGTTTCGCCAGCGAACAATCCATCTTCTAAGATTTCAAAGTATAAGATATGTTTCTTGGCTACTTCGTTCATGCGATCTTGGATAGTTGGCTGTTGGACTACAGTTTTTGTTTCTTTCTTTTCTACAGTTTCTTCATCATCTGATTTTAATAGCAGAACACGTTGGACAGCATCAAGGATATATTCTACATGACGATCACGCAAGGGCATGCCGCGTTCATTGGCTTTAACTAGTGCGCAAACGGTGAATGGAGTTAGAGCGTCGGCCGAGCGTTGATAACGATCGATAGTGGCTTTGTCTAATTTATGTAATCCTGCTTCACCTTCATGTTGGCGCAACCATTGGACAACATATTTCTTTAGATCCTTAGGGCCGTAATAGTAATTGTAGTAGGCAAAACTTTTACGTAGATGGTGGTCAAATTCTTCATCAGAAAAAGACAGAGCGCGATCATAGTCCCATGTAGGTTCACTACCTGTGTATTTTTCATCGCTGAAGTTAATATTTGTAACTTTAGCTTTCTTTTTCATTCCATCGATTTTAATCGCCATACCAGTTCCTTAGTTAGTAGTTTTATTATACAGGATTTTATTCTGTTGTCAACTAGTCAGGTTGCCCATCATCTTCTGAAATACGAACTACTTTAATTTCTTTTTCTAGCTCACGTTTGACTTGTTTATAGGCCGCACGTTCCATGCTGTCTAGATCGTCCCAATTTTCTTCCATGCTGTTTAGCGCACCAAACAAATTGCTTTGTCCGTAAGCTTCTCCGGCAAACTGGACGATACTATAGGCTTCTTCTATTTCCATATATACAGGTGTTCCCATATCATTTCTCCAATTTAAACTTATTGAGATATTTATTCGCTAGTGTCAAATCTACTACTGGTTCAACTGTGTCTAACAGCATGACATGCCTAGCCAATTCAAGTATCTTCTGGGCATGATATAAGCGTTGATACTTGCTTTCTAGCTTATGTGGGTAGGTAAACCTGTAGTTCCATTGGTAGTTCATTTTACTTCCTCTGCCGGAGTTATCGCTGATTTAAAATCATTGTCCCATGGTTCCGATGGTATAAAAGGTTGGGGGGTATTGATTATTTCTTCCACTGTCCTTTTACCATAGACTACTTGTTTCGGTATGCTTATCGATTTATCAATAGTATATAAAAAATAAACCAAAGCCAATAGTGCCAAGACACTTGGAATAATCCTTAGGGTTTTTAGCTTTTCTAATTCGTTTAACATGTTAGTATTATACTACCTTTCGGCCAAAAAGTCAACCATTTAATAGCACACCAAAAGTTAAGTATTGTTCATAATGAGCTATTTCTTGGTTAATTTGCTCCAATAATTCCTTGTGTTTTTGGGTTTGACGCCCTTGCCTACGGCAGTTGATTTCTTCTTCTGATAGCTTTTTAACCATGTGTCCGATGGCATTGCTCATTTTCAGCATATCACCGGTGTAGGTTTTCATCTTATGTGCTGGTGCTTCTAGTGCTATCTGCACCTTAGCCCAATCTAAACTTTGAGTAATTTCAGCCATAAAACAGTATAACACATTTTGATTGGTTTGTCAATGTCGATAAATACTAGATAACAGGATTCATTGATGCCAAGACTTTCTCTTTATAAACCAACCAAAGGTAATGATGATGCGTTTATTGGTAGACGCATGAGCGAAATGTTCACCGTAGGTGGTGTTGACGTTAATATCCACTTGTATCTGGGTCCTTTGAATCAGCCAAATACCAGTGCTACTACTCCTGGCAATACCAGCCCACTCAGCAGTGGTATTACAGGCATACAAGATCTACTGTTCTTAGAAAACCGTGATCGCAAGTATGACACTTCAGTTTATGTCATGCGAACTATCTATCGCATCAATGACAGCGACTTTGATCTATCACAATTTGGCCTGTTCCTGACTGGGGATACCTTGTTTGCTGTGTTCCATTATCAAGACATGGTAACTACTCTAGGACGTAAGTTAATGGTAGGTGACGTATTAGAAATGCCTAACTTGGTTGACTATTACCCTTTAGATGAAAGTCTTCCTGTATCACTCAAACGTTTTTATACCATACAAGATGCTACACGTTCAGCCGAAGGCTTCGCTCCAACCTATTGGCCGCATCTATGGCGTGTAAAACAACAACCACTACTAGATAGCCAAGAATACGCAGACATTATCAATAAGATCAATGCTGGAACCAACACAGAC